TGAACTTGAAAATCAAAAAGGTGGAATGATGCAAATTCTGACAATCGCAGGCACAGTCGGCAAGGATGCCGTTCTGCGAAACACCCAAGGCGGCGAGGCCGTGCTGAATTTCTCGCTGGCAGTGGACAACGGTAAAGACGCGCAAGGCAACAAGCGCGATGCAACGTGGTATGATTGCTCAATCTGGGGCAAGCGCGCCACGTCGCTGCAAAACCATATTGCCAAGGGAAGCAAGTTGACACTCAGCGGCAGGCCCACGGCGCGCGCGCACGATGGCAAGGCGTATCTTGGCATTACGGTCAATGATCTGTCATTCCAAGGCGGCGGCAAGACCGATGGGCAGCGGCAGGACGACGAACCGCGCGGCAGTCAGAGCGGATCAGGCGGTGGGTTCGATGATGACGGGGACTTGCCATTTTGACCCGCAATCACAACGAAACCCGCGCGCTGAATACCATGCGCAACCTGACCGCGCAGGGCTGGCAGGATGAGGCGCTGCTAGTTGACACGGCAGCGCAAGTGCTGGGCGGCGATGAAGGCGCAAAGCTGACCGCCCAGCGCGTGTTTGACCGGCACTTCAAAATCATGGGAGCGAATTGATGGATGATCTTGTGAAGCAGTTGCTGCGCGCGACGGTATCTGTCGATGGTGACTTTGACGTTGGGTGCAACATCAGGGATGCGGCGGTGGAGCGTCTTGAGCGGGCAGAAGCCGCCTTGGCCCAATCCCGCGCCGAAACCGCTGCGGCGTATGAGCGAGCAGCTGAGTTGGTGCGGTCTACGGCATACACCAGCAACGGCGATGGTCGCAGCCTTGAGCCTGTATCGGCTGGGCTTGTTGGCATGGATATGCACCATGCGACCATTGCCGCCGCCATCAGCGCCCTCGCCACCGCCGACCAATCCGCCGCGCTTGACGCTGTGCGGGCAGAAGCACGGGAACAGGGGATGCGTGAGGCGGCTGTTATCTGCCGAAACGTAGGTTTCAAGGACCACCCTGACAGCGTTGCTTATGACGCAGAGTTTCAAATCCTCGCCGCCATTAAAGGAGCCAAATCATGACCGCGCTGAAACCCTGCCCGTTTTGTGGCGGTGCGTCAGAAATTTGGCGCGCTTCCATTGCCCGCACAGCATGGGTTGCCTGCATGGGAAAGTGCGTTGTGCTAGTTTCAAAGGAATATACCACAGACGCCGAAGCCATCACCGCATGGAACACCCGCGCCGACCTGCACGACGCCGCCGAGCGCAAGCTGGCGAAGGCGGTGGAGGCGTTGCGTGGGTTGCTGCGCTTTGCCGAGAATACCGAGAGTGAATTGGGGATTATTCTCGGTTCTGCTGACACCGCCCGCGCCGTGCTGGCCGAGATTGAGAAAGGCGCAAATTGAAAGACAAAGCGCCTACACCTATGGTCAAGCTGGCGGGTGGTAAACTCTTGCCAGTCACCGCTTTCGACGCCGAAGAATTGGCGGCATATCCAAACGGCACAGAGTTTGACTTAAAGCCGCGTAACAAGCGTAGCCTTCCGCATCACCGCCTATACTGGCAGGCCCTAACGCGCGCTGTAGAGGCTACAGGACGCTGGCAATCGCGTGAGGCGCTACACACGGCGCTAAAGGTTCGGATGGGGCTTGTGGAGCCGATCTATGACCTGCGCGGCAATGTCACGGGGATGATGCCGCACAGCACCGCGTTTGGCGCAATGACGCAGCCGGAGTTTCGCACGTATTTCGACAAGGCTATGGCCGAGCTATCGGAAGCAGTGGGCTATGATGTTCTGGACTTCACATAACAATGAAAGGAAGCGACATGGAATACAAATGGGAAAAGAAGGCGCGCAAAGAAGCGATGAACGCCGTAGACTATACGGGTTTTGGCAAAAACGGAAAATTCCAGCTTTTTGCAATTGCAGTGGCAAACCATGAAACTGGTGAAGGCGCGCTGATCAGGCTTGACGAACAGGCGGGCGGTATTTTTTGGGCCGACATTGCTAAGGACGTTCTCGGCGACGCAATGGCGCAATATAACAAATCAGTCGCCAAAATTCGTGACTGACTTAGCAAAGCGCGGCCCACTCGGACAAAAGCAACCCAAGCCACCGAAGAAGCCGCGCAAACGCCTGCCAAAGCAATCAGCCAAGCGCAAAGAATATCTCGCATCACCGGATCGCGAAGAAGGCAAAGCGCACATGGCGCGTGTAGCTGAATTGCCGTGCTTGGTTTGCGGTGCGTGGATAGTAGAGGTGCATCACCTGCCTTACCCTCGATCTGATATGCGAGTGATCCCGCTATGCCCGCAGCACCATCGCCGCGAATATGGGGCTGGAGCGTATCACTACAGCCGACGCGCGTTTAACGCCCTGCACGGCTCTGATGCAGAGTTGCTGGCCCGCGTTGCCGCGATGATTTGCCCCCGCCTTTGACGAATGTAGCGCATTTGTTAGCGGGCGGGGGCTGTCTGTCTGGGGCAACCAAAATCGCCCTATGCCTTGACCTTTCATGTTGCGCGTGACCGACGCCTGGCGGATTGAGCGTTATCGCCCTAATGACTTAAGAATGGCGTGGCCAATCAATTCAGGTATTTGCGGAATTACGGCGTTTCCACAGGCCCCAACTCTGTCCACCCAATCGGGAACCCCATCACGGCTTCCGCGAAAGAGGGGTGTAGGTATGTCGGATCGTCCTCGCAAGTCCTCAACCCTTCCGACATTTTGGCACCACGAAAATGATCCGAACCCAGATACCTCTTGCGGCTCGCACCCTTCGGCTCCGACTTCCCGATTGTAGGAAGAAACAAACGTTTCACCGCCGCAGGGAAGCCATTTCGCAATTCTTCCGCATTGAAATTTCCCCGTTTCTGGCTGTCGTTCTTGCGTGGGGTATGCAATAATCCACGCCCGTTCTCTAAGGTGAGGAGCGCCCAGGGCCGCAGCTGGTATGTTTTGCCATTCTGCATCATACCCGCATTCGGCCAAGTCTCCGAGAACTCTGCCAAACCATCCGCCTCGCCGTTCGCTTGGGCCAGCAAGCAATGCTGCGACGTTCTCCACGATGACGAATTGTGGTCGTAACTCGCCAACCAGACGGACGATTTCAGACCAGAGACCTGACCGCGTCCCTTCGCCCATTCCGCGCTGCTTTCCAGCAGTGCTGAGGTCTTGGCACGGGAACCCTCCAGTGATGACATCAACGGCAATTCCGTCTCGTTCCAAAACGTCTGCTGTGAGTGTTCTGACATCTTCATAGCAATGCACCTCCGGCCAATGTTTCGCCAATACACGGCGGGGAAACGGTTCAATCTCGCAGAATGCGACAGTTTCGAACCCTCCAGTTCGTTCAAGTCCAAGCGAGAACCCGCCTATACCGCTGAATAGATCAAGGACGCGTAGCTTTTGCATCACATCTCCAGAATGAAAAAGCCGCCTGACCGGGGGCGTATGTCAGGCGGCAGGTTGCGCCGCGCGATAGGTGAAACGCGGCGGGTTACTTCCACGCACTCGCAGGCACAGCGCCATTGGTGATGCGTTCGATTTCACGGCGGTATGGCGGCAGCGGCGGATTGTGACCGCGACGCCAGCACGTCATTGCGCCCTTGTTTACGCCGAGAACAGACGCCAGCCAAAGACCCTTGCGGCCTTCGCGCTTAAGCCAGTCGTTCAGAAGTTCAGGTGCGGTTTTGTTTTCCATGAGCCGACCATATCACGAAACAAAGTGCGGTCAATCGTTATTTTTATGTTGCAGGCGCGCAAAATCGGTGTAGGGTGATCTGGCAAGCAAGGAGATATGACATGATCCGCACCACCGACGCAATGATGAAGGCAGTTATGGTTCAAAAGGCAAAAGAGCGCCTTGGCGATAGCCGCGCAGCGCTGGCAAAGGCACAGGCGGCTGGTTCCGATGAATATGTTGCTATTTTCAAAGAGTGGATTGCTGTTGGAGAACGTGAGGTTTCTGCCGCTATGGCTATGCTACGCAACCCCGTAGCCTGACCCATTGCAGCGCGCCTTACGGGGCGCGTCACCATAGGCCAGCAAGCAAGGAGACCGACCATGTTCTATTTCACCTATCACGACATTGACTACACCGCCGACGATGATGGCAACGTGGATAGCGACGATCCAGAAGCCGACATTGACGCCGCGCAGGCATACTGGACCAACGAAGGCTGGCAGCAGGCCGAGCAAGACGCTGCCGATGAATACGGCGATTGCAAATATGATCAGTGGAAGGATGCGCGCGATGAATAAAATCCCCCAGACCCAGCTTGCCACCGTAGCGCGGGCGTGTGGTGATGCCGCAAACTACGCCACCGCTATCATGTATCGCAGTCCGTCTAGCGCAACTCTGCAAATGTGGCTTGTCGGAAACATCAGAGAGGCCGCTATCGCAGCAGGCTACACCCTCACCCCCATTGCACAGGAGACGCAAGAATGAGCAACAAGACATTTTCGGACAAACGGCTGACCGACGCAACGATGCGCGCATATCAGGCATTGCACAAAGGCACGAACGGAAATCCGCGCGAGATTGCATCATGTGTGGCAACGTTGTTTGTCGACACGATGCGGATGATCGGCGTTCCTGACCAAGACGCACTCACGGCCTTGAAGGCAACATATGAAGCAATCGGAAAGCGAGTGAACCAATGACCCGCCAAGACCTACCCTCCCGCGATAACCGCTTTGACCTTGTGCCAGAGCCGCATGACGGCCTGCTGTGGCAGGTGTTCGGCATAGTCGTGGCGGTCTGCGCTGCGGCTGGCGTGATCATCTATGCGTTCAATCAGTTCATTGTGGGTGGTGTGTGATGACCGCAAAACCATTTTGTGACGGGCCATTTAGCATCCTGAAAGGGACGAATTGGATCGTCGGCAAGGATCATCACGGAGACATTTGCCATGTCTTAGATCAGCGGGGCTGGGGTTATCTTACAGGAAAAGGTCACTCTGCCCTCGGACTGGACAACGTTACAGCCTCGCAGATGCAGGCGGACATGCAGCAATGGGTTGTAGATGCACTGAACGCCGCATGGGAGGCGCGTGACACCAAGGCGCAACTGGCGAAAGCGGTGGAGGCGCTGAAACATTACAAACACACGTTCTGTGAAGATTTTTGCAAGGATTTGCCTGAACGCGGAACCTACCACGCCTCAATGGAACTGGATTGTTCAGGTTGCAAAGCCCGTGCCGTGCTGGCCGAGATTGAGAAAGGTGGGGTGTGATGGACCCATTCGAAGAAGGCCGCGCAGCATTCGCAAACAATGAAACAAGGTCAGACAATCCATATTCGCAGACAGTCGAACCTGACGAGTGGGAACAGTGGAATGAAGGTTTCAACTATGAAGCATTTGGAGATTGAAATGACCAGCGACAACGACCTGATCCGGCGTGTTCAGCACAAAAAGCGAGGTTCAACATACAAAGTCATTGGGCGCGGACGGGTCCAGAGTGACACGCCACTTACCGACATGGACGAGGTGGTGATTTATCAAGGTGAGGCTGACGGGCTATTTTGGCTGCGCCCTGAATCCGAGTTTGTTGACGGGCGGTTTGTCGAACTCCCCTCCGTCGCCGCCAGCCAGCCTTTTGCCCTTGAAACGTGTGGGCGCTGCATGGGTAGCGGTTATGGTGGGCATCCTGACAGCGGCGCATTGTGCATTGACTGCAATGGCTCTGGTGGTGCTGCCGCCAGCCAGCCCGCCGATCCTGTCACCAACGCGGATAGCCGTCAGCGGGTGACGGTCAAGCCGCTGGTGTGGAGTGAGTTTGGCAAGGAGGCGGAACGCGCTAACAGCCTGTTTGGCGTTTATACCGTAATGTGGGGCGCAGGGATTGGCGGCGACGTCTCATATTTGACCCATGCTGGTTGGCTCAAGAAATTTCCTACCAATGACGCCGCCAAAGCCGCAGCCCAAACCGACTATGAAGCCCGCGTCCTCGCCGCCATCGACGTGCAGCCAGCCGATCATGTTGCTGACAGCGCGGGGGCTGATATTGGCGTCAAGGAGATGTGGCCGGATGCATGGCATGTTGCCGAAGCATCCTCGGGGCCGCGCGGCTTTTGGAAGCCATGTTGCGGGTGTCATGAGTTAATCGACGGATACCAAACAGGCCCAATCCATCCAGTGCTAAAATGCTACGTTGGCGTGGGTTGCGGCGAGTGCGGCGGTATTGGTGCGGTTTGGGATACCACAGATTACGCCGATATGGGTGCATACATCAGTAGTCTGTCAGATGAACTCAGCGATTACGACGCTGGACTGCTGAACGACTGGGGTGGTGGCAACGTGTCGTGGTGGCAGGATTATCTGCGCGCGGAAATTGGCAGAGCAAATGATTTCTGGCGCGCACAACTTGGCACCACTCACGTCACCGAAACGCCGAAAACCGAACATGACAGTGCGGACGTTCAGCCCGACCCCCGTGACGCGCAGATCGCGGCGCTGGTGGAGGCGGTAGAGCAGTATTTGGCTCACGATACCTACAGTATTGCGCCAATGCGCGCCGCCATTGCCGCGTTGAAAGGTGGTGACGCATGAAATCCAACGTCATTGATATTGATGTTGAGGTGACGGCCAGAACGGCAAAGGCGGTTCTGGTCAACACAGGCAACAAAGAAGAAGCCGCGTGGCTTCCGCTTTCTCAAATCGAGATTGAGCCATCGGGAGTAGCTGGGATTGCGACCGTGACGCTGCCTGAATGGCTTGCGCTAGACAAGGGGCTGATCTGATGAAGGTCAAAGTTGGCGCGTATTCGAGCGTGGTCGGCGGCTCCGTCCACCTTCACGAAGATGATGGCAGGTTCGCGGGCCAGATCGCCATCATGTGCAATACCGATACCTTGCGCGACCCGGCCCTGCAAAAAGCCATGTGCGAAGTCATGGCAAAGGCTCTGGCGCAATTCTTTACCGCAGCGAAAGGCGGTGACGCATGAGCGCCCTCACACGGCTGGCGGATGCGGTGGAGGCGGGGACGGCTACCGACTTCCAGTTTTACACATTCCGCGACGGGCTGTCAGGAACTGTAGCCGAGACAAAAACGATGATCCGCGCCTACAACGGCTCACTGGACGCCGCGAAGGCGCTGCATGAGGCTGTGCTGCCGTGGTGGGATTGGTCTGTTGATAACATCGGGCGCAGTCAGTTTTGCGCTGTTGTTTACGATGGTGCGAAAACTATCAGCGCGTTCAACCACAACCCCGCCAGAGCGTTGTTACTAGCTATCATCCGCGCACTGGCACAGGTGCAGGGATGACAAAGCCAAAGACAAAATATCACCGCTGCAAAAAATGCCGCGAACTGGTGATTGACCCGATCAACTGCGCCAACTGTGCAAACAAAAACCCACTCAGCGCGTCCGGCATGATCCAAGTGACGACAGGAAAGCGCGGCAGGCCAACGCTAGATGTTCAGGAAGGCAACCGCGAAGAATACTTTGGCGACCACGAATGACCATCGGTGAACCTGTAACGATTGCTTACAGGTTCACCAGCACCTGCGGTCAAGCCCCGTCTCTTGATGTCCGATCAGCGCCTTGAGCGCGTTCTCGTCGTTCTCGGCCAAATAATCCAGCGTCTCAGGCGCGATACGAATTGACCGCCACCCCGCGCAATCATCATTCGCTTGGACCCCGCACGAGATTAATCCGCATAGCACGGCCAACAAGGTCAGTGTCTTGATCAATGTCGTCATCCTTCTTTCCGCGTTTCCGTTCTGCCTTGGCAATGCGTTCTGCCGCCTCCAGAGCCGTCTCACGCCGTGCCTCGCGCTTTGCCAGCCCCCACACAGCCAGAAACGCCAGAAGGCCAGCCAGCGCCCATCCAGCGGCTTTGCGAAGCGGTGATAGGATCAGTGTCAGCATTGCGTCACCTTGCCTTTCGTGTCATATTCAATGCGTCCCCGTCCGTTGATCCGTGGCGGGATAGCAAGTCCCGCGCGTGGGGGTCACAGACCGCTCTCCAAATTTGGTCAGGCTAACGGATCGCCAATCATGCCACAGCACCGCGCAGGCCGATCAATCCGGCACCCCATCCCATCATCACCGAAGGCGACATATTGCCAGACAGTGCATTGATGAAATCAGCAATAGGTGCCATCGTTGGCAGGATCGTATCCGCCGCAGCGACAGTTACCCCGCCGATCAGGGGAACCATGCCAGCCCACCAAGTCAGCGACTTCGGCTTGAGATATTTCATCGTTTCAGCCCTTTCAGGATTGCGAGAATAGCGGCGATCAGTTGCGCCCAGAATGATGGTTTCGGTAACACGACAGGCGCGACGTGTTCGATTTTCGGTGCTTCTTTAACATGATCTGGCTCGGTTTCAGTCGTCAAGGATTGCTTGACATCTGCCAGCGCCTTTCCGAACTCAATCGCATAGCCCGCGATCAGGTCGGCCCGATCCGTTCCATTCACCACCCGCCGCGCGTTGCGGAAGTCATCCGGCAGATAGTCGGACAGTTTCTTGCCGGTGAACCACCCTTCCGAACATCCACGCACAAGGATTTTCGCCGCAACAGTCGGGTTTAGCGCCGCATCAGGATTGGCGATCAGATCGACGTCCAACTTGCCAGATGCCTTGGCATAGTTGGCGCGGCCAGTGATCTGGACAAAGCCCCGCCCGCGATACAGGTATCCGTCACCATCTTTTTCCGGCGTGTTGCCCAGCGCCTTCGCCAGCTTGCCAGTGTCGTATTTGTCGAAGTATTTGCGACCGCCATACTCGGTGATAGGCTGCATGGTGTCGGCAGTCTCGTGCTTCGCAGTCGCCAGCAGATACGCGCGGTGCGATATTGGCAGACCTTCCGACGCCGCAAGGATGGTTTCCACCCCCGCCATTTGCCCTTTCGTCAGCCGACCGCCGAAGATAGCCCTGACCGCATCCCAGAAATTTGCATCCATCGCAGCCCCTATTTCCGGCCCGACAAGGCCATGAGAATATCTTTGATATCTTGCCGCATTTCCGGCAACATTCCAAGTTCCGTCTGCACCGCCGCCATGTGTAGCGCCTGCGCGTGGCCCTGATCCTCGACCGACTTTAGCCGTTGTTCAAACGCGCCTAGGCGGTCTGACACGCTTTCGACCTGATACCGCGTCCGCTCTCGGCCCATGACGACCCCCGCAAATCCCGTAACCATCGCCGCGAAAATACCCCAGTAATCCCTCAGGATCATGAGAAAACCAACGTCATTTTCAACGGCCATTCTCATTCCCCCGGCAGTCTAACAAATACACCCGCAGCCAAATGCACGCACGCAATGCCCAGAATTGGCACCATATCCAAAGCGGAAACGGTCAGCATTGGGCTTCCCGGCGTTACTTCGCTGAATACCAGAAAAGCCCCGCCGCAGCCATATCCTGCGAAGAATACCGTATCCTCAGCGCTATCGGCCCATGTCCACCCGCGCGCAATCTCGATCAGGATATACACCGCCGCGATTGCAGGCCAGATCACCGCCTTGACGGGGAATTCGCCCACGACAAGAAACCACACCACGGAAACGGCCAAGGCGCACATGACGCCAAGCGAGATATGCCCGATCTGATTTGTGAGCCAACCATACCAGTCGTCTACAAAATCATCTTGTTCAAACCATTTCCGCAGCCAGTCGATCATGCCAATGCCACAGCCCCCGCGATTGCGCCGGTCAGCGTTGCGATGAAGTCGGCGAGTTCTGGGGTTCCATTGCCGCGATAATCCCACACCTCTTTTGCGATGCCAGAAAATCCAGCCAGCAAGACGCTATGCACGGGATAGCCAAGCCATGCCACTGGTGCTGCGACAGCGGCCCCTGCGATGAAGTGGAGTGCCTTGTCACGCATGGGACAGCCCCCGCCATGCCAGAGCATCGGCCATGTGATCCGCGCCCCAGAGCGTTTCCGATAGGTCGATATCAAGCGCGGCCAGAACTATTGCCACACCAGCCGGAATGACAGTCCCCTCGATCATCGGCGGGATTGCCGCGATCTGATCCGGCGTCAGGCCAGCCCGCGCCATGTCGTATCCTGCCGCTATCATCGTGCCTAGGAATGTCGGCTCAACATCGGTTCGGCAGGCGTAGTGCGTCACCGTCGCGCCATCGTTGGACAGCGCCAGTGTGTAGTTTTCAGGCCCCCAGCCCATCGCAGCGCCGACAGCGTTTGCCGCGCCTCGCAAGGCGGTCGGAATGATCAGGACTGCGCTTGTCATGCTGCCACCAGAGGCTTGAGTGATACGTTGTCAATCGTTCCGGCGAATGTCGTATCGGCGGAAAAATCAACCGCCGTGTTGCCAGATGCCGCCACCAGCAGTTGCCGATAGGTGCCGGATGCGGAAACCGCAGCGCCGGATACCGTTGTGCCGCCTGTAAATCGCGGCGTCACAGTGCCAGCCGTGCGCGTTACGGTGAAGTCGAGTTGATAGGCCACCAGAGATGTAGGCGCGACAGCCTGAGCCAGCACAGAGGCCACGCCAGCAACCTTCGTTGCCACCCCCGCCGCGATGGTCCAACCCGTGCCTTTGGTCCAGACCGTATCGCTGGCAAAGTCGCCATTGGTCAGCATTTCAGCACCCGCAGTCAGCCAGCCCGCAGCACCACGCGCCGCGTGATAATCCAGCGCCAACTGCTTTTCAGCGTCAGACAGAGCCTTGCCGATTGCCAGCACCCCCACAATGTCGCCAACCGCCGCCAGCACCCCAGAGGCAAGCCCCGTGGCCGTGGTCGCGCCGAGTGAAAACGTCGATGCCGCCGCGTAGGTCTTGGCGTTCTCGATCCACGATCCGTTGCGGCCAAAAATCGCCACGTCACCCGTCTGATCCGTAGGGATTGTCGTCGCCAGCACATCGTCGGATCGGTCTGGCCGCGTGAAGCCGTAGGACGGAAGCCCCGCCTCGGTCATATCGAAAGCCGATGCGGTTTTCTGGTAAGCCGTGGCGGTGGAGCCGAGTTCGAGTTGTGCGCCCCAAACGTGGCGGGTTCCAGATACCCGTGTGAATGAGGCGTCCGCAGATGCGCTTGTCATGATGCAGGTATAAGCGGTTGCACCTGAAATGCTGCCAGTTATGCTGCATCGATACCAACCATTACCGGCATCGCTGATAGAAATGCCCCCAGCTACGCCTATTCCGGCTACAGACTGAGTTCCAGCGGTTCCGCTGGCCACATTGAACCAGCCCCTTATTTCATTGGCGCTGTTTAGTATAGTAAACCGGGTCCAGTCATAGCTTCCCCGCTTAACGTAGCATGAAAATGTTTGCGTTGACCCTGCGGAAACAGTAGCAACCTGAAAAACTTGGTCTGACCCAGAGGTTGTAACCGTATCAGCAGTAGTCGCGCCATCAGGTGCCGCGATTGAGTTTGTAGAAACAGTAGACCCTACCAATGTCCAAGCCGCATTATCAAACTGCTCGGTATACGTCAGCAAATTCCGCCGCACTTTCGGCGCGCGGCCCCACTTCGGGCGCAATCCGGCACTGGCCTGAATACCAGCCGCCACCGTCACAGGGCTGCGAACACGTGACCGATCCGCGACAAGGCCAATCGTCGTATCCGGCAGCGTCAGCGGCGTCGCGCCCGCGCTATCGGTGTAGAGCGATGTCAGGTCGGAAAAGTTGTGGTAGATGCCTGCGGTGTCGCCTGCGAACAATCGCTGCATGTTGAACCGAAACACGCCAAACGGCGATGCAAAACCATCTAGCGGGCTGGCGATGTCACGCATGGGATACGAACACCGTTACCGGACCGTAGGCATAGACCCACGCGCGATCACGGCCAGTCAGCCCCGGCCAAATGTCGGATAGCAGCGCGTTGCGTTCACCCTGCCCTGGATTGTAGCGGATTGATCCGTCGAATGTCGTGGGGGTGGTAGTGTCGGTCGTGGCCTTGACCATGACATGAGTGCCGCCCTTGTTTTGAAACGTGATCTGCGACACGTCCGCATCGGTGATCATGGTCCAAGTGTTTGCGGCGATGTTCAGGTCTGTATTCTGTGCCATTGTGGCCTCCATTCATTTAGGGCTAGGCATGTTATATCATAACGTCAGTCGGTTGTCACTTGCAGCCATAGACAAGGATGTCACCAGCATCAAACGTGCCAACGTCGATTGAGAACACAACAGATGTTGTCGCGGTGGTATATCCGCTGTTGCCGCCGTACATCGTTCCAAGCCCAGAACCACCAGCCGAGATGTTCACGCCGATCATCGCGGCCCATGTGCCATCGGATAGATCGATTTCAGCAATCCCGTAAAACCTGTTTCCTGCGTTGCCAAGAGGAGCGCTGCATTCATCACCGGCAATCCGCAAGTTTGAAGCCGCGTCGCTTGTGCCAACCCCGCGAAACACCACCTTCAAAAACTTGAATGGCGTCAGCACCAGCGAGGACAGCGTGACAGACGTGCCGCTCGTTGTCGCAAGCGTCCCAAGCAGCACAGTTGGCAAAAGGCTTGCCGCCACACTCGCGTCAGCCTCAGCAATCGCCAGAGTGTTATCCCGCAGCGCCTGAATTGTCGTCGCAAACGGCTTGGCTCCGACAGCAACAAGCGCATTTGAGATTGTCGTGTAAGTCGTCATGTCAAATCCACCTGTAAGGCATCACATTGCCAGCCCCATCCGTCCCGTCCGCGTCAACCCAACATCCGGTGTCCGCCACAGGATCAGTATTACCATCCGCGACCCATTCCCACAACAGGCCCGCGCTTTCGTTATCCTCGGCAACGAACCGATACACCCCGCCCTGCGTCACAGTCTCAGCCGATGTAATCAGCCAAGCCCCACTCTTTGCCGCGCCGTAAATATCCACGTCAAGGAAGTGATTGATCAGCAGAACATCGCCCGTCCAGACCGATGCAATGTCCTTGGCGTCAAGATTGAACGTGATAGCCTTCCGCACGTCCTTGAACCGCTGCAAATAGGCGTTGCCCAAGGTGGACGCAATCACCGATGTATTCACCCATCGGCAGAATATTTCCTTCACCTTGCTTTCGCCGTATTGCCGTTCCTTGTCCGCGTCAATGATAGCCTCGCCATTGGCAAAGCTGAATTTGTCGGTGACGTTCAATGTCGGGTTTCGCAGGCCATAATAGACATAAACCTGCGACGCGCGGTCCTTGGGGTTTTCCTCGATCACGGCGCTATCCGCGATGATGTTCGCCGCATCGGTAATCGTCGCCGCGCTGTAGTTTGGCCTTTGCGCGCGCAGTAGGATTTTCTGCACCCGCTCATCCCACCATACATTCGCTAGCCCCTGCTGGCACAATTCACCCACCAGCCGCTGCACCTCGACAGGATCGGACAGATACGCCGTGAAATTGTAGATCGACCGCCATTCCGCAAATTCAGCATCCCAGTCGGCTTTGGTGATGTAGCCCGTGGGAATGCCGCCCCATGTCGTCAGCAGATCATAGATGATGTCGGTGAACGGCTCGACCACATAGGCCACCACCCGCTGCACCTTGTCGAACTGGCTGTGCGCCGCCGCCGTGGTGTTCAACTGCCCCCGCGTGACGCCGCTAAACGATACGTTAGACCCCACCAGCGCAACCGCCGTATAGGCCATGATCTCGGAGTTAATCCGCACCCATCCCGAAGCGTCATAGTCAGCGACCTCAGCCCCTGCCACCTCAAACGTGGTCGCAACGTTTGTCAGCGCAGCCGACAGCGACCCCGGCGACAATGGCGGGCAAGTCACCTGTGTATCTGTCACCTTTCGCAGAATGTCCTTTGCCGTGATCTGCACAGACGACCGTGACGCATCGATCTTTTCAATCGAGTATTCGCGCTTGATCATATCGCCAAGCGCATCGCCAAAGTAGCCATCGTAAATCCGCATCACATATCCCGTGTGATATGGATTTCGCACAAGCCACTTTGTCCAAAACGACCCGCGTTCCATCGGATCATATGACCGAGACGATAGGTAAGGATCAAACCCCACATCGTTATAGGGGAAGTCACGAATGGCAACCGTCGCCACGGCCCGAAGGCCAAGCGGTGAAATATCGTCATTGCCAGCGCCCACATTCAGCACCGTGGGCGCGGTATCGACCGCCATCAGCGCAGGAATGGCCGACGATGGTTGAAACGCCAGCGCATCATTGATCCACCGATTAGCGGCAGGCGCGACAAAGCGCATTACCACTTCGTCGGTCAGATCTAGGGCGGACAGGTATTTGCATGTCACGTCTGTGTTGAAGCACTTCTCGCCCGTGGCAAGGCAAGGCGACGTGCCGAAAACCCGACTGCACAAGGGTTGCGAGATTTCCGCAACGACTAGCGGCTCTCTGGCGAAGTCTGATGCGCTCATGCTTGCCTCACTTGCACTATTGTGCGATAAAAGACGGGCCGGGAGGTTGCACCCTCAACCGGCCCACACCAGCGGATAGGAGCCGCCAGATGAATGCAAAGATACGCCAGATCCGCATTGAAGGCAATGATGCCTATGTGCCACTTTCCAAGGGTAGAGAGGCAATAATTGATGTAGATGATATTTGCCTTGTAACAGGAATTACATGGTGGGCATCTGTTCGAAATGGAATTTGCTATGCCATTTGCGGCATATCTAAATCCCCTCGCAGGTTTGCCTATATGCACAGAGTAATTGCTGCTAGTGGCTCTTCGCTGCATGTTGACCATATAAACGGAAATGGCCTTGATAATAGGCGGTCCAATCTCCGCCTTGCAACTGTATCTGAAAATCTTCGCAACCAGAGACGGTCCGCTGCAAACTCTAGCGGTTTTAAAGGTGTATCTTGGCACAATCAATGCAAAAAGTGGCGTGCAACTATTAAATTGCATGGCGTATCCAAGCATCTTGGGTTGTTTTGCACTGCTGAAGAAGCATATGACGCTTATTGTGAAGCAAGCGAATCAATGCATGGGGTGTGGGGGCGGGTGACTTAAGTCCTGTCATGTGTCCATAAACCCCGTGATGCCCAAAGATACCGCCATCAGATCTCGCGTCCCCATATTTTCAGGCTGTGGGGTTTCATCGGTCCAGCACCACGATACACTCTCGGGCATCTTGGACGGGTTTTGAATAAGCCCGAATGGAGTTTGCGGCAGGGTCAGAGCAAACGGCGCAAAGGTGCTGCGATACCATGCCGCCGTGAGGTTCTGCCACGGCATTGACGTTCTGGACGCCTGCCGCTGGATTGTGCGGCCAAGCCATTGCCCCGTCTCGCTGATCGAGTGTCGCGTTTCCACCAGCCGCGTGAGGCCGATGGGCTGGATACCGCCATAGACAGGCCGCTCCATTTGCAGCGCCACGCCAGCGCGAACGATGCCGATCTCTGCCAAGGCCGATGCGCCCGTGATGGTCAGCTTGATTTCGCGGATGGTGTATGCCGTGCCTGCATTGTTGATCATCACGGCAATGGTGCTGTCGTCAGTCGGAACAACCGTTGCCCGCGTGGTATGCGCCCCGCCTACGGTTGACGCCGTGCTAATGGCGACCGTGCTGCCCGTGCTGCCAAGGTTATGAGCCGCGATGAATACCGTATCGACAGACGCATCCGCCGCCGTGACAAGCACCCACGTCGCGGTCAGCGCACCGCAGGCCCACCGCTGAAAGGTATAATCATTCGTGGCATAGTCGCCATTGGCGCCACCTGCCGTGACGGTGCCTGTGATCGGGCTATAGAGGATGCGCGCGTGATTGAGCGGCTGATTTGCCCCGACAGTGTATCCTGATGTTGATAGGGTCATTCAGTTCACCACCGCTCGAATATTGACGCCATTCCGCTGCGCTTGGTTCAATTGCTCTGCAATCTGTCTGATCACTCTTTCACCGAACCCAAATGGGTCATTCGTGATGGTGAAGTTCAGCGTTTGCGTTGGGCTTGATTGAGCCACAGCGCCAGCCCCTGCGCCTGCTGCGCTGCCCCCACCACTCCGGCCAGCGCCGCCAGCCTGCATCAATCCAGACGCCGCGACAATGCCAGCTTGCAGCTTTCCCATCATTCCGATCTTAGCGGCCGCAACCGCACCAGCGACAGGCCCAAGCTCGGCATATGCCCTCATTTGAGCCGCCGCCGTGTTCTGGATAATCTCGGCAATCCGTAGCCCCTTATTCAGAGCAATGGACGCGATAGCCGCCGCCTTGGACTTGCCCGCAAACATATTCAAAAAACCCTCAAGCTCGCCATACATAGACCGCGACGCATCGCTAACCATTTGCGCCTCTTGGGTTTTGATAACCGCCATTTGGTTTGCGTGCTGCAGTTCGGATGCTTCCATCATCGCCGCATATTCGGTTTGCGTGATAAGCCGCTGATCCAGCGCCGCGCGCAAGGTTTCCTGCTGCCGCGTGTAGCTTTCCAACTGCAATTGCTCTTGCGTCATCAGGCTGTTTTGCAGCGTTTCCAACTCGCCGATGATCGGGTTTGTTCCGCCGCCACCGCCGCCAAATGACATGCCAAGATCAACCGCGCCAGTGCCGCCGCCAGTATAGCCGACCTTTGGCGGCGGTGCGTTGCCGACCTGCGCCGATCCTGTGGCCTTCAAGGATGCCTGCGCCGCCGCCGCGTCCCATAGCTTTGCCGCAAGCGCGCCAGCATCACTGATAGCCCCAGACAGCCAACCGCCGCTTGGTGCGTTTGCCACCAGAGCGATAACCGCGTCCTTGGCTGCGACGGTATTCTTGACCATGCCGCCCATACTAGACGTTACCGCATCGGTCTTGGCCTTGATTGCCTCAAGCTCACCACGCGCGGCCCGATAGGCTTCCAGTTTCGCATACTCAAGCCGCAAGGCATCTTGGATCGCCTTGTGCTGCAACTGCAACGGCACCAGCGCGCGGCCCGTGGTTTCGGCCATCACCGCCTCAAGCGCAATGCGGTCAGACACTAGCCGATTGATTTCCTGAATTACCAAGACTTCCTCTTGATCCACGCCAAGAGTGATCGCTGCCGCCTGCAACCGAAACGCCGCCGTTGCCTCGGTCAGTTCTTTCGTCGCCGCAGCCAGCGCCGCAGCCTTTTCGCTTGTCCCGCCAAAAGCAGACATGAGCAACGGCAAGGCAATGCCTGCTAGCAAGCCAGCCGCCGCACCGATAGCCCCGAAGCCAATGCCAATATCCGGCAACTGGATTGCCAGCGCCTGCACAAAGTTGCCAGTCGCCATCGTCTGCTGCCCGACCTGCGACAACTGCTGCGCCACACCGCGAAGCATATGCGATGATCCAGCCGCAGCCGCGCCCGTATTGCCAAGCCCCGTCGCAAGCCGCGCCGAACCAGCGTTAGCCCGATCCGCCGCAGTCGTGATCTTGCCAAGTTCAGTCGTAGCCGAACCGACCGCCGCCTTTAGGTCAGTCGCATCGCCCGTAATCTTGATGTTAAGCGCGCTCAGTTCGGCCATTCATTTTTTCCCTGTGTTCCTTGCGCGCCTTGTCCCATTGGGCCTTGCTGAAACCGCCATCCTTGGCCTTGCCGCTTGATAGTTCTTCCATCCGGCGGCTTTCGACAATCTTGGCGTCCAGCTCCACCCACCAGTCATATATCGGCAACCCCCAAAACTCACTCGGCTGCATGTCCCAACTACGGGCGGCTTGATATGCGGATCGCTCAAAAGCCGCCCACGTTACTCCCCCGCTTGGTCCTTACCCTCGCCAGCATCAGGGGTTTCTTCCCCCGATACAAAATACAGCGTCAGATATCTTAGCGCGACTTCCTTGCCGACATGCAGGCCAGCCTCGAACATGGCATTTTCGATTTCCGCCATTGTCGTTTTGCCACCAGCGGCCTTGACGCCAATATGGAGGATCATCGGGACATTCTTCATCGTCAGCGAGAACTTAGGCTGATATGGCATATTATTCTGCAAGAACATGCCCTCCACCACAGCCTCGCGGTGGATTGCCAAAAGATCAGCGACCTTATCGCTGATCTCTCTGCCCGCCCCAAACGTCGCCGCCAGTTCAAGCCGCAAGCCGCCAAATTCAGCCGTCATTGATCGCATCAGGTTTCCTTACGGGTTGGTAGCGTTGTAGGTCAGCGTTCCGGTGGACATGAATGTGGCGGTGAACTCCACAGCCCCATCACTCTCGCCAGTCTGCTCAAATGACGAACACAGGAAAGACCCAGTGATGTTGCCAGTCGTCAGCGGGAATTCAATGTGCATGGTTTTCGCGGAAACGCTTCCGGCCATGATGTCGGCAATCAACACCTGATCCGATGAAATGCCGCTCACTGTCGTCTCGATAGACCGAAGCCCAGGAGTTGCCAGCAATGTGCGCCAACCCGCGTCGTCGTCAGTCGTGACATCAACATAGTCATTCGTGATGGTGTACCCCTTGGATCGAACACCAACCAGCGTTGTCGGCCCAGCGCCCCATTCAATCGTAAGGTCGCGCCCTGATGCACCAGCCATAGATCAAGTCCCCGCCGTATAGGTTACAGTTCCGGCAGACATGAACGTGGCGGTAAACTCAACCGCGCCATCATGTTCGCCCGTTTGTTCAAAGCTGGAGCAGAGGAAAGCGCCTGCCAGCGTCCCTGTGGTCGTGGGCAACTGAACAGTGAGCGTTTCGCTGTCCACAGTCGCCTCCATCATTTCAGCGATCAGGATTTGATCCGATGAGATGCCTGAAACCGTAACCTCGACCGACCGCAATCCGGGGTTCGCCAGCAAAGTGCGCCACCCGCCATCGTCATCGGTGGTAACGTCAACATAATCGTTGGTAATCGTGTAGCCTTTGGACCGCACACCAACCAAGGTTGTGCTGGCCCAGTCGATTGTAAGTGAACGCCCGTTCGTTCCAGCCATTTTAAGCCACCTTCTGAATGGTCAATCTGTATCGTTGTATTCCGTGCTTTGTGACCCCATCTGGATCGTCCAGAGCCTCGGAAAACTCATGCAGGCAATCTAGCACAGAATAGCCCGCTTTGGAAAGCGCCGCGCAATTTAGCCTGTCATATGCGGCCTGCATGATCGTTTTGACTTGGTTGAACCCTTCGGCCCGTGACCAGAAATGCAGCGTCACCGTGATTTCAGCGCCAAGCTGATCGTCGGTATCCCATGACACGCCAGTATCGTTGCCCATCACGACATAGGGGAATGTGGTAGACGGTGCGCCTTCCGGCAGATATGGCGCGGTATCAAACAGAGAAACCCCGACGCCAAGGTTGCCCGTCAGGCGGTCAAAGATGATCTGTTGCGCGATGTTGAGAAAGCTCATTTCATCATCCCCTCAATGCGCGTTTTCAGTTCCTTTTCCACCCCAACCTTGGCCCGCTCAAACGATGGTAGCAGCCAAGGCCGCGCGGCCATACGGCTTGTGCCAAACTCCAGCCATGCGCCATATTTGACCGCCGTTCCGACCTCGCCAGATAGGCTTGTGGCTGTCGGCATGATAACGCGCACAGATGATGCCAGACGCCCTGTGTCGGTCGCAGGATAGCCCCCAGCAGCAGATGCCGTGTGTGTCCGACGCGGGTTGTATTTCTGATAGGTGCGCCCACCGCCACCGCTACGCTGGATGCCAGCGATAGCAATAGCCTGCGTATCCATCACCAGATCGGTAACAACCTCGCGCACCACGTCATCCGCATCAGCGCCCAGCGCCTTAAGCTGCGCCAGCAGTTGCGCCATGCCTTCCAGTTCCACGCCGATGGTCGTCATGATGCCACCCCATCCGACAGCCGCCACTCTAGCCATGACCCCATGCCATCAGGATCGATAACGCCTAGAACCGCATATTCCTTGGTGTTCCATACCACCTTTTGCGCCGCCGATGCGCCGGAAAAATACCGCGTCACCATCTTGAGCGTGTTGCCCGGAACCTGCCGCATAAAGCCCCACTTCTCAGACCCCGGCGCGCCCGTAATCATCGCGCGAGTGGCTGATCCGGTCAGCGTAGCCCAAGACGTTGTAAATCCGCCCTGACCATCGGCAGATCGCGTTTTGGTCTGGATATCGACAACCTGCCGCAGCGCGCCAATGGGGTATTTTGCACAGCTCATTCGAACCCCATCTGATCAAGACGCCGATATGCGCCAAGCATGGCCTTGCAGGCCGCAGGCATGTCGCAGCCCTCGCGGCACTCATACATCGCCGCCACATGCGTCTTAATCGCTTGCAGGATAGCCGATGGCACAGGCGACGTGCCGGACACATAGCGGATTGCGACAGCATCCACGCGGCGCAAATCAGACGGCCACGAAGCGCCTTCGTAAAGATACACCCGCGACGCATCAAACCCATAGTTCGCCGATGAAAACACCGACGATGTGTTATCCCGCGCATAGGTGGTGATCGAGGTGATAGATGCCACCGGACCAAATGGCAGATCAATCACATTCGGCGTTCCCTCAATGAACGGCACCGAAACCACATGCACCCCAGCGCCCAGCCGATCCAGACGGTCGGAGTTGTATTGCGGAAAACCATCCATCCGCAGTTCCAGCGTCTCGGCAACGATAGACCGCTTGCAATACTGGCGCACAGCATCAGCGGCGGCATAGATGAATGCCTCGATCAGCGCATCGTCAGCCGTGCCAGTGATATTGAGAAACAATTTCATATCCGCCACGGACACTGGAAGCGATGCTGGCGCGGTGATGATCGAAACGGTGCGGCGATTGTATGTCACGGCTTGAACGTCCTCTGGATAAACAGCGCAAAGCCCCATGCCGTGATGTCAACACTCGGGGTTAGATACAGTTTTGCACCATTGCGCCCGAATGTGTCCAGCGTGAAAAACGGCGCGCTAATGGTCATTTGCGTTGCCACACCCTGACCTTTCAGCAGCGACACGCTTTCCGTTGCGGCAATGAATGGCGACCCATCCGTGCCAATGTCGGCCTCAAACGTGGCATATGTTCCGGTGCCGCTCGTCGTCTGCGTCACGGTGCAGGTTAGCCGCAGGTTGTAGCACTCGCCAATGTCAGACGGCTTGAATTTGTCATCGGACCACACATCGGAAGGCATGCCATTAGCAAAGGCTCTATTCGTCGCAGCGCCATTACCGTTGATTGTCAGCCGCGTCCGAGTTCCTGCCGTGATGGTCAGTGGTGATCCGACAGTATATTGGCTATCAGCCACATTGACCCAGCCAGATTGCAGATAGGGCAGGGATACGTCAATCCCACCGGACACGCCAGCAACGCGCGCCAATGTTTTCTCGGCAAACGTCGCAGGTCGCAAGGATCGGATGATTTCAGAAAGCCGCATGTCAACTCCTGCGCTTAGTGAAGGGGCAAGTTGCCCTGCCCCTCTGCTAAGATCAGGTCGCAGCCGTGGCGGTGCCAACGATGGTCGCAGGCTTGGCCGAACCGCCGCGCGAACGACGGCCCAGAACATAGACCACGGCATCGGATGCGGTGGTGCCAGTGGCCGAGGCGCGGACATAACGCTTGCCGCCGATGTAGCCGAGAACCGCCGTCAGCGTATCGTCAGCGCTGTCGGAAGTGGTCGCGGTGGTCACGGTGCCATTCACGGCGTCCGTGGTCGCAACATCGGTGAAACTGGTGCCAGTGGTCACGTCAGCCTCTTGCAGCTTGATCGTGTAACCAGCCGCAGCGCCCGCATCGGTCACGGTGCCATTGACGAAGGCGACATCCAGAGCGTCAAAGCCCTGCATGTCAACCAGCGACGTGGTGACGGTCGAAGTGCCGCTCAGGGTCAGCTTGCCAAGCAGAACCCAAGAGGCGTCGTTCACAGTGTCGAATTTTGCCATTTCTAGGCCTCCTTACGATGCGGCCAAGCGCATGAGCTTAATTGCGTCGAAGTTCGTCACATCGCCGCCAGTCCGCTTGCGCAAGGTAAACTCAGTGTAGGGCTTGGCGCTGTAGGGGTCGCGCAGAACCTGCAAGCCGATCCGGTCCATGATGGTATAGCCGCGCCCGAAGTCGCCATAGGCAACCGCAAGGTTCGCGCCCGTGCCAATCGCCTGCATGTCGTCACAGAAGATCACGCGACGGCCAAGAAGCTGCATGGTCGGGACGCCCTCGGCCAGCATCATCGGGCCGAAGTAGAAGTTGTCCGCCCCTTTCAGTTTGATCGTCGCGCCGAACGTGGTGCGCTTCATCAGCCAAACAGCTTGCGGCTGATAGGCTTCTTTCAGCGACGCTTGCAAATCGATGAAACCGTCTGCCGTCACGGTGGTGGCCGCGCCGGAAACGAGTTGCTCGATCTTGTCGCGCTCATAGGTGCCAGCCGCCGCCCACGCCGAATAGGTCAGCAGGCCGCGCGGTTTGTTGACGCCAGTGCCAGTGAAAAACGCGGTGTTTTCGCTGCGACCGATCTTGTCAGCGCCCTTGCTTTGCAGCCATCCCGCGATGTCAAGATAGGCATCCTCCAACATGTCGGCAGTGGCCTTCATGGTGGCGGTCAGATCATGCGCGGTGATTTCCTTTTGACCGATTGCAGGCGTTGCTTCGGTCGCCATTGCCCGCTCGCCGGACCATTCAGCCGAAGCCTCGTTGTCATCGATCAGAAAAGTGCGCGACTTGGTGCCGGACTGCTCAACATTCGCCACCAGACGCAGCGGCGAAGTCTCGAACACGCGGCCCACGACGGTTGCCGACAATTCCGGCATCACCAGATAGCCGCCGTTCGGATTTGTGTCGGTTGCCATTGCGCGGATTTCAAGCTCGACGTTGCCCTTGGCCGTGCGAAGCTCATTGATTTGAGCAATGCCTTTAGCCTCAAGTTCAGACGCCGCGCCCTTGCCCGCGCCCATGTCGCCACGCTGGAACATGGCTTCAATCGCAGCGTTTTTGGCCTCAACCGCCGAAGCCTTCGCTTCGACCGCTTGCAGCTTTTCCATCGCGCCGGTGACTTGCGCGGCCATCTTGTCGAACTTCTCTTCAGTCACAACGTCACGTTGCGAAGCCTTGATTGCATCGACTTCGGAGCGCAGCGGAACAAGGGCCTCATTGACCTTTTCCACAAGCCCCTTGATTTCATTCATGTCAGACATTTGTCAGACCTTTCAGGAGTTGTTGCAGTTGTTTTTTGACCTCTGCCTCAGCGTCCCGCTGATCTGCGCCGTCAAGACCCATGCCCGAAGCGTCCCGCTTCTCAGCCCAAGCCTTCCACCCATCCGCCGTGATGATTTTCGCATCCCAGCGGGAAAACCCTTGCGCGCGCAGCATCGTTTCAAACGCGCGCTCTGTCATTGCAGACTTGACGCTCTGGACGACCGCCGCCTGATCTGCCGGAATAGTCACGAATGACACTTCCCACAGATCAACCTCTTTCAACAAGCGAGTGCCACCTTGCACCACCTCATCCGCGATGGTGCGAAACCCGATAGACAGGCCATCAATCGCGCCCATCGAAAGCAACTCATACGCCTCCATGCCGCCTTCGGTTTTCATCGCCAGACGCCCTTGGACAAACAAGCCCTTGGCATCCTCTCGGACATCATCCCAAACGCCGATAGGCTCATCCATATCATGCTGCCACAGCATCTTTGGCTTGCGCTTGGCCAGCGACTTGACGAAAGCCCCCGGCATCACCGTATCGCCGTATGCGTCCACCCCGCCGAAAACCGACCCATAGCCGGACACAACGCCAGCGGCATCGGCTTTCAGTTCAAGCGTTAGTGACTTAAATTCCATGCCGCGCCTCATACGTTTGCGATGTTATACCATAACTAGACAAGCCGTGCAATCACTCGCCAGATTTAGGCCAAGGCCGACCGACACGGCGATAAACAAGCGCGCATCGGCAGTTGACGACATTCCCCGCCGACGCATTCGGATCACCCGGCCCCGTCATCAGTTCAAACGATCCGCCCTTTCTTGGCACCGAAAACAACTCATCTGGCCCTACCGTCACTTCATTCATCACGCGATGGTTAAACTCGTCAACAATCCCGTCACCGCCCTCGCCAAAGTCGCGCGTCCGGTGATCGAATACGCTGATCCATCGCTTGTTCATTGGCGCAATCGCAGTCTTTGCAACTTCCTCGCCGGCATGCATTGCAGCCGTGTGAACCTCAGTCCTTGCGATGATATGCGCCCGCGTCCGGCTTAGGGCTGGCACAGTTTCGCGCATGGCCTTAGCAATGGCGTCAACAGACTGCCCCTGCGCCACGCCTCGGTCAATCGCGCGCATGATCTGGTCGCGCGTCGTCTCGATGATCTGCGTGATTTTCCACCCGCCAAATCGGCTGATAAACTCGCGCATTATTTGCTCGAATAGCGTCTCAGCCTCAACCTTGACTTCAAGCCGCGCGAAAGCCAACTTTTCTTGCGCCACGGGGAAGGCTGCGCCGATAGCTATAGCCTCGCGCCACATTCGCACCATCGCGGCCCCTAGATCGCGCTGGGCCTCAATCGGTATGGCGGCCGATCCAGTTGCTTCCCACCGATCAATCGCAGCGGCATAGACGCGCGGAAAAACCTTGGACAGCCTGCGCTCATTCCGGCGCATCACCTTGACTTGCTCTAGCCATTGCGCGCGGGCGATTTCCCGATCACTTGCCATAGGCCAGCAGCCCCATCGCCTTGACCATATCCTCTTTCAGCGCGTCATCGCCAAGCGGCTCATATCCGATAGCCTCGCGCGCCTCGTCCACGGTCAGGACGCCAGCGGCAACGCCCTTCAACATGCGGTCATACAGGCGGGTGCGAAGCCCCTCCAGCGCGCCGATCTGATCCATGTTGACTTGCAGCGACAGCCCTTTCCCGAAGGCAGGCAGAAGCCACGCGCCGAACTGCGACAGGAACGAATTGAATAACGGCAGCACGGTGTCGGTATAAAGCCGTTCCTTCGCCTGCTCAAGATTGTTGAATGTGGACGCGTCGTTATCGATCAGCGGCAACGGCACCCCGAAGGCGGATGCAATCAGTTTTGCCGCTTCCTTCTGCGTCGTGGTGAAGTCCATATCCTTGGGGCTATTATCCATCGCTTGCCAGTCTGCGCCAGCCGGAAGAACGGGAATTTGCCCCGCGTTATACTCGCCTTGGAAAGCCGATTTGAACCACTCCTTCAACCGCGCGACAACTTCCCCGCCAGTATCTGCCGCTAGCTTGATCAGGCCCGACGGGCGGGCGCTGTTGCGAAGCAAGCTATAGTTCCACCTCATCCCCGCGTTGTGGGTATCGGCGGCAATGCCAGCAGCCATTAGGGGCGATTGACCGCGCCAGTAGTCCATCGGGTTATACATCTTCTGGAAAAAGACTTGGCTGCGGCCCGTCAGCTTATCGACGGGGAATGTTTTTTTGGCGTTGTTCTGATCATATACATAGGCCGATGCAATGCCGCCGCGACCGGGTTCGATCTGCATGTAAAGCGGGTTGAGGTTCCACAACTCGGCAATGCGGCCCGTCTCTGGGTAACGGGCAATGGCAAGTTCGCCCGTCAACAGGTAGTTGGTGAACGCCTCAGTGATAAACCCATCCCACCCCTGCGTCGGGTTTGGGCGCGCCAGCAGATCCAGCGCAGGGTGATTGTCGATAGGATCACCACCGGATGCCACCTCCAACTCAAGGTCAGACACGGAGCGGGTGATCTCGCACACGGCGCGATAGACCACCACGTTAAGCTGATAGCCCTCGTCCACATATGCGATGCGGTTGGATTGACGCGACCATGCAGGACCACCGGGCGAAAAGAAAGCCGCGCCAGTCGGATGCTCTTTGACTTCGATCTTGCGGGAAAAGGGCCAAGCCATCCGGCGCTCCTAGATGTGTTTGCCACATGTTATACCATAACGGCGTGAAAGGCTACAGGACGAAGAAACCACCCTGCCTAGACTTGATCATAGGCCCAATCGCATAGCGCAGTGCGTCGATATAGTGGTTGTTTGCGTCAACGACTACAGGCTGAATGTCGCCCGTGTTGCGGTCAACCTTGTAGCTATAGAGCCTGAACTCACGCGCAGTGTTTGGGCAATCTGGATGGATCACAACGCGTTCGTAGGATTTGATATGCTCAATCCCATCCTCAACGCACCCCGGCCACTTGTCAGCCGCGATAATCCCTGGCAAGCCGTGCCGCCGAAGAAAGCTAATACTTTCCGGTCGTGCGTTGTCGGCCCTGACTGTATGCTTTCCAGCGTTCGGAATGCGGTCAGTGACGAACTGCCCGGTTTCATCCAATTCTAGTTTGGTCCGGCCTGCCTCGCGGCGGATGTATAGCACGTTCTTCTCAACATACGCCTGCACGGCTGCTGTCGGGTCATTGGCAAAGCCGAAATCAAGACCATGATAAGGCCCGCACCACGTTGGCAATGGCTCAAACTCATCGACGGTAAACTTTCCTCCGAAGATTTGGGCATCGGTCAGCGTAAGGAATGCGCCTTCCCACACATGGTCGTAAATCTCCGGCCTTAAACGCTGGTCCTCAATCCGCTGCTTGTTCAGGATATCTGGGAACCAAGGGTTATGCCGCCAGTTGATTGTTGACACAACGCAATCGTTCGGCGGATCGGCAACAAACCTGCGATGCACTGCGCTTTCCGAACTCTCAGGGTTATAGCTGATCCAGTTTTCCGCATGCCACCCGTCGCCTTGCTCGCGGATTGTCGGAATGAGTTTACGCCACGCCACTTCTGACGCGTTCTCGGCCTCGTCAGTCCAGTTGCCAATGATCCGCGCTTTTGACTTAATGCTGTCAAGATTATGCCGCAGTCCCGCAAACGCATAGCTAATGCGTCGGTTCTGCGTTCTGATGTATTTCTCGCCAATGTCAAAATAGTCAGCAAGCCAAGGCTCAGACCTGATCGCGGCCTTGATCTCCTCCATGCTGCTTTCGTCTAGGCTGTTGAGGTGTTCGCGGCTGGCAAGGAAAACACCCTCCACGCCCAACTCAGCTAGTTGGTAAACTCTCAATGCTGATCGCTTGGCAATGGCTCTGGTTTTCCCGCTGCCGCGTCCGCCTTTGAATATGCGGGTTCTAGCTGGCTTTGCGAAGTTAGCCGTGATGCGCGGGATTTCTTCAATCGTCGCTTTCATCTAATGCCTTTGGCGCGACAAACTCAATCACGTTCGGCTTTGGCGTCATACTGCCATCGGTGCTGCTATGGTCCACGGGCTGCACAGGCGCGCCAAGCCCCCGCGTTTCGCTGTCCGTCAGCAGTTTCAACATCGCAGCTTCGATCATCACCATCACCTCGTCTGGCTTGGCGGATGCGATCTGCGCTTCAGTTGCCGCGAGTAGCTTTGCCCGAATGCGAATAGCCGCCTCGGCGTTACGCAAGGCGGCTTCTGCCGTAGACATTTCAAGGCGTTTTTGCTCGGAAGTCTTGCCGTTCGGGTTTGCGCGATTGCCAGCCCCGAAGCGAGTTGCAGGGGACGGGTTCGGGTTTCCTGGCTTTCCCTTTTTTTCCGTCATTAGGAAACTTACCACTTGTGCTAAGTGTCGTCAAAAGGGCGGCTGCTACACCGCCCTGATGGTGTTATTCGGACAGTTCACACGAACCGTCATGCTCACACGCGGCGCGCGGGGCAGGGTTTTTGCAGGTCGGGTTGTTCCAGTAAAGGACTGTCTGCCCATCGGCGGACATGATCGGCGTGAACTGGGTGATGTCGCAGTTTGCGGATGCGGCCCCGGCGGGCGCGTCAGCGAGTGCGGTCGATGCCAGTGCAAACGATGCGAGTGCGGCGAAGATATGTTTCATGGGTGGTCTCCTTGCTTTTGCGCCGTGTCCCGACGCTGGAATTTGGATTATGCCTGATTTTGCAGGTGGTGGCAAGTTGCGCCATACTCCGGCAAGCCAAACGCTATTGCAGCGACAGCTAGCGCGACCTTGCGCGGGGTGGGGCGAGTTCCGGCGCGATACTCCGACAGGTGCGTTTGCGAAAGGCCGACAGTAGCAGCTAGTTGCTGCCATGTCATGCCTTGCTGATTTTTGAAGCGGTTCCAGTCTGCGGGGGTCATGCTGCCCACGCGGCAAGATACCAGCCGACCTTATTTGCGTTCGGCATCACCCCGTAAAAATGCACATCACCATCCTTAGTGATACGATACTTCACGCCCCGGTTGGCAGCTTCTGCTTTGGCTTGGGCGCGGGTCATCTTTTCCATTTTCGTTCTCCGTTTGTGGCTTTCGCCGTTTCCATACATACACATTAGCCAATATTGACAATCCATGCAAGGGGAAAATTCAGATATTGAGAAAATAGTTGCGCGGGCTTCGGGCGGAGTAATGTGGCCTCAAATTCCCGTTCCCGCGCTTCGGATGATTGGCGCGCATGCAACGCCACATCGCCCCCTCGATCCGATTAGGGCCAGTTTAGAGCCGTGGTCGGGCTAGGCGTCATCCCCCACATAGGCGCAATGGTATGTGACTTCGACGTGCGGCTCTGCGCGCTGGATTTGCAGGCCCATGCCGTTGCCCGCGAGTTCGCACATCGATCGATCATAGAACATGCCGATTGCGACAGGATCGGTCATGGTGGACAGTTTCAGGATCAGAAGCCATGTCATTTAAGTGCATCTCCTGCAATTTTTACGATCCTGACCACATCTGCCTCGTCGACATATCGCGGCTCGTGGTCAACAGATTTCCCGTTCACCTTCACGTCAAGCTGAAATGATTGCGTGCCGCTAAATGCTATCTTGCGAAGTGCGGCCTCAAGTTTAGACCTAATCTCACGCAAAACCGCGACTTCCATTTCGGCCTCTTCCGCCTCCATGCGCAATGCCTCGATTTCACCGGCCACATCTTCGGACTTTGTATATTCAGCCCCGCCGGCATGTCGGATGCTGTCTGCCCAACTTCCGATCATCACGGCACCCATCGTGTCGTGATGTGTCGCCCATATCAACTTTGGCATGTCAACCATCACGATACCCTCCGTGTTTTGAATACACCGCGCGTTGCGAATAGGCGGGATGCCTGCGCGCGGCCTTCATCGGTCAGGCGATAGCTGCGCATATCGCGAACAATATCAGTTGCAGCCAGACCACGCTTAACACATGTTGTAAGGCCTTCCTTTGCCTCTGCGCGGTTGAGGCGCGCGCGGGCGGCAATGTCGTCTGCCGTGTATTCGCGGCCCATGCCAGCGCTGGACACCATCGCAATTAGGACAGGATCGATATACGCGCTCATGCATCAAACTCCCATGTTTTGGCGCAATGGTGGCAATGCGCGCGATTTTGAAACAGATACACCGAGACGCACTTTTCGTCAGGCTTGGATCGCGTATGGCTGCACTCTGGGCAAGTTGTTCTACCAACCCAATATTCTGGCGGAGTGAACCCCGCCAAGAATAGTTCTTTTTCGATATTCATGCGGCACCTGCGAAAAGATCACCCACAGATGCCTCGGCTTCTTTCAGGTTCTTGTCGGCCTGCTTGGCGTATTCCGGCTTCAACTCGAACCCGAGATAGCGCCGAAACATCTTGACCGCCTGATAGCCCGTTGATCCGATGCCATTGAACGGGTCCATAACCACGTCGCCGGGTTTGCTGTAGAGGCGCAGGCAGTTCTCGATTGTGTCCAATTGCAGCGGGCAGACGTGGCGCTCGTCGTTGTCGCCTTTCATGCGGTTCAGGACGTTGCCCTGCTGAATATTCATCCATACGGGCGACGCGAGTTTTTGCCACTCGTAAACGTCAAACTCCACATGCGGCAGGAGTGCGGCGATTTGATCATCGGAAGGAACTGCGGATGCAAGCCCATTGCGGTGCATTTCGTGCAGCCATGCCTTTGCGATGCGAACACTTTCCTTGGCATCACCGGGTGCGCAATGCTCCACGCGGTCAGGATTGTCACCCGGCGCGCGGAAAAACAGCATGTAGTCAGGCATACCGACGCGGTTCATGGTGCTATCTTTGCGGATCTGCTTGTATAGCAGGCCCAGCGCCTTGGTGCGCTGCATTTCCACTACAGGGTCTTTCCAGATCGTCACGCGCCCGTGATAGATCATGCCTGCCGCGGTATGAGCCTTGATCAGATCGCCAGAGAAGTCTTGCAGGCCAATCGCTCCATCGCGCCCCTTACGCATTGGCAGATCAGTGCAATGAACGCACGTCATGCGCCCTGGCTTCATCACTCTGGTCAGAGCCTCCGCGAAAAACGAGTATTGATTGATGAACGTTTGCCCAGTTCCGGCATTGCCAAGGTCACGTTCGCTATCTGAATACACAAAAAGGTCACCAAACGGCGGGCTGAAAACCGAACAATCAACCGATTGCTCTGGCATGGCCCACATGCCATCGATGCAGTCCGAGTTATGGATCGCCCATCCTTCACCTTGGTATTCGGGTTGTTTCATTGTGTCGTCTCCATAATTATAGCGTTGGCATTTTCGATTAGGCAAGAGTGGCAAATAAGTATTGGCCAGTCGCTCGCCTCAAATTCTGCCGCAGCTTCAACCATCAAGCCGCACGCGTCGCATTGAATGTCTGTCCATCTCGAATCGCCCATAATCTCCGTGACAGCTTGCGGCGTAGGATGGCTCAACGCTTTTATCTTTGCATGCTTTACTTCCCACTCCCTATGGGTAAACCTTGGAATTCTGTTTTCTGGGAAAGCCATGTATTGATGATAAATCCGCGCGGCGGCTGATTGCGCGCGTTCCTGCGTTGTCACAATTTTCATGCTGATTTCTCCGATTTGATCCATGCCGGGAATGCCAAATCCAGCGGGCGGTCATATTTGACGCGGGTTGATGTTTCAGACTGCAACGACCGCATAGCGTCGGCCATAGCGCGTTTCATTTCATCGTGCTTGTCGGACTTGACGTTAATGATGTTCCAGATTGACGCCTCGGTGTCGCTGATCACAATATCGTTCCGCACAGTCTCAAACTGACCAAAGCGATGGCTGCGGCGCTTGGCCTGATAGTGCTGCTCATAGCTAAAGCTGATCGATGCAAACACGGCATGGGCGCAATGCTGCCAGTTCACCCCAAACCCAGCCAGCTTCGGCTTTGTGACCATCACGCGATATTCACCATCAGCAAATCCAAGCAGTCGGCGTTCCTTTTCGTCGGCGTCCAGATCGCCGCGCACTTCAATCGCGCCGTCTATCATTTTGGAAAGCATGGCGCTTTCTTCGTTGGTTTCGCACCAGACAGTGACGGGCTTATCGTGTCTTGCCAGTTCAGCCGCCAGTTCGCACCGATGCTTGATCGTCAGGCGCTTTTCCTCGTGAAAGCTGGTCGCTGACATTTCTGGGATGCGAAACAGCATGCCTTGGCCGATGTTTTCCATGCGGTCAGCCGCGACCGTGTGCATGTGCAAATCAATAGCTGGCAAAACGTATCCAGTATCATCACCGCCAAGATCGGAAGGAAATGTAGCGCACCGTGACCATGACGCGACAAATGACCAAAAGTCACCAGCCGCATGGCCCTTCAGTCTCCATTCTTGCGACGCGGTTGCGGTGTCATTGATAAACCACTTTGACAGCATTTCCTGCTGCCGCATGATGCCGAGAAACTCAGCATGATTGCCAAGTTCGGTATGGTCATTCGGGCTTGGCGTTGCGGTTGCTGCCAGCTTGTAAGGTGTGTCGATAAACGCATCCTGCAACATGACGCGGGTTTTGCTGGCGTAGCTTTTCAGGATGCTGCTTTCGTCCAAGATCACAGCGCCAAACGACGATGGATCAAGTTTGGAAAGTCGCTCATAGTTTGCCACCATCACGCCGGAACCGACTTCTGACTGTTCGCGGATCTGGCGCGCATCAATGCCAAACTTTTGGCCTTCGCGCACCATCTGGGCGGCAACGGCAAGCGGCGTCAGGATCAGGGATGGCTTGCCAGTTTCTTCGGCGCACTGGCGCGCAAACTCCAATTCGATGAACGACTTGCCAAGGCCAGTATCGAGAAACGCCGCCGACTTGCCGCGATCAAGAGCGAAGTTCAGGACGGCGACTTGGTGCGCCTTGGCCTCGTCATTGATCGGGCGCGGGTTAAAGCCGGATTTCTGCATTGCGGGCGCGCGGGCGGCAATGAACGCTCGATACTCTGCAAGCCCCTTGCCCGCTGTGCCTGCATCGTGTAAATTCTGGTCAGGCATTGGCGCGATCTCCTTGCTGGTTATGCGCTGATGTGGGGCGGGTGTTTTCGGCATCCGCCCCTTTTGTTTAGCATGTGGCGCGGGCGGATCATAGCATTAGTTGATCAACGGCCAGCAAATTCGGGTCTACGTTCTGTCCGTGCATGTGCTGCCATTTGTGCGCCGACGTGATGTTTGTATGATTTGGTACGCGGCCACCCCAGTTTTTCTGCGTGATGACCTGCGACACCATGCCAAGGCTGATCCCAGTCCCGTCCGCTATCTCGGCATAGCTGCAATCCCATTCGCGCGGGTTTGCGTAGGCCCATATGCGATAGGCCAAGGCTTCCATGTGAGGGGTCATGCTGTTCTCCTGATGTCGATTTCAAAGGGTGGCTTTGGAAGGGATACGCGCATGGTGATCGGGTTGCGGCTACCTTCAACAGCATGCTTTTCGATCACCCACACGTCGCGGGTTGGCACGGCGTCCGGCGTTCTCGACGTGGCGCGCGGGTTGTAATCCACGAACACAAGCCCATTATCCCGCGCGTAGCTTCTGACCGTATGCCGCTTGACGCCCATCGCCTCGGCGGTTTGATCGACGGTCAGGCCGCGCGCGATGCAGTCCTGATACGCCGCCAGCTTCTTCGGGTCTGGTCCGTTGCGTGGTTTGGTCATTGGATTGCCCCATACATGACGCGTTGGCGTTTGCTCCACATATCAACTTCCCACCGCCTCACCTTGCCCGCACGAGTGAGAATTCCAAGCGCCGCATCAACCTCGGACCTGTGAACCTGCGTCCGCTTGCGAATATCAAACATCGAGAGAGGACCACGGCACAGCATGATGTAGATCCGGTCCGCTACTACTTCCGCGCGTTCTGACTGCGCTTCGGCGGTAAGGCGGCTGTTGCAGATGATCTGCGGGCGATGGCCTTCGTTGCGGCACCGCGCGGCCATATCGTCGGCCAGTGCGATTTCGCGGCTTGGCGTCATGTAGGACGGCAGGCGGTAGGCGTTGGCGATGATGGTTTCATCTTGGGTCATTCCGTTGCCTCCCGTGCGATACGCGCCATGCGGCGAACTGTGGCGTTGGCGCTGGGGGTTTCGCAGTCGGCGATAGCGCGAAGGGCGACGGCCATTTTTCCTATCATTCGATTGCGGTCAAATGATCTGTCACGCCACATAACGCGGTTTTCTTCGCGCAACTCAATATCAAGTTTCATCCATGTCAGCGCCCCGCCGCTGATCCAGTCTGCGATGCGTTCACGTAGGGTCACTTCGCCACCTCGATCTTGATTTGCAGGCCATCCTGTGAGGTGTAGACGCCGGGAACGTGCAGTCCGTCGCGGGTGGGGAAGGTGACGCGTAGTTTGTAGTCGTAGTCATGTCCCGTCACAACAGGATGCAGGCTGTGATAGACAGCCCCACCGCTCATCATCACCACTTCACCGATCACGGGCTTGGGCTGGACGCGGTAGATCAAATCGTCAATCCAGATTGGACTATCACAATCCATGAATGTCAAACCGTCGTCCGATACCTCAATCACCTCACCACGATGATCTGCCAGCAGCAGCGCGCCCTTGGTGGCGTCGTCCAGGTCCCCGAAGGGCTTGTCGATTTTCGTCAGGTCCATGTGTGTTCTCCTTGCTTGGTGATTTATCCTTGCACAGTGCCGTTGCGCCTGCAAGCGTTATTCCATCCGCTTTGGCGAAAATCCAACATCGCGCAGGATGTCGGCGGCACGTTCTGCGGTGACGCGCTCGCGGGGTTGTTCCGGTGCCGTGAATACTGGCAATTCCGCGCCGTTTGCGGCATCGAACCGCGCAATCAACAGCTTTGCCAGACGAAGCCTTTCCGTCTCATGCAGGCATCTAGTGCTGATTTCACCGGGCAACGGCTTGAACCTGTGCCGTTCATTCTCTGCGCTGATCCACCATCGGCAAGCATCGGCAACGGCCCATGCCGGATAGCTGGATAGCGTCGCGGCCCAATCATCAGCCATAGCCTCCACAACCCGCGCGTCTGTCGATGCGGTGAAGTAGTGGCTCAGAAGTGCGGCAATGCGCGACAGAAGCCACGAACGCGGCGCAGGACGCGCCAGCCAATCAGCTAGCGCTGCGCCATCATCCCGCTCGGCTTTCGTCTCGAAGTGCTGCCCGTTGAAACCCGTCGAATAGGTTTTGATGTGCGCTGCCTGATCTGGCGTTGCCACCCGCGTTAGGTCTAGCCCTGCCAATCCAAGTCCGCCAACCTGCGTCCCAGTCTGCGTAGATGGTGCCTTTGGCGATGTGGTAATCTCGGAACTTGTCGGCTTCATTCTCGGCATCCCTTTCTGTGAAACCTTTTTCGGCGGCGTCCTGCATGTTTCTCTGGCTTGGAACCCATCCGTCTGGCAGCCTGCATCTGCGTTTTTGCTTAGAAGCTTTAGCTTCTACTCTTTCTGTATCTGTATCTGTATCTGTATGGTTGAACGCCCGTTGAACGCCCGTTGAAGCCGCGCCTTGTTTTTGTTGCCTTTTTTCGGCACTGGCCTTACCTGCCTTGGAATTATTTTTCAGATCGTTTTCACGCTTTGAAATTTCCAAGTCGGCGCGCTCGTTGCTTATCATCCCATCCGTCAGGATGATCTTTCGCAAAACCATCAGCCGATCGATGACCTTTGAAAACGTCGCAAGCCTCATACCACACTGTGCGGCAAGCCGATCGGCGTTGTATTCAACCGGACCATCGTTCTCATACATCACGCACAAAAGCATGGTGTATGCGCCAACCTCTTGCGGCGTCATGCCCCGAACCCCCCGCATGAAATCGGTAGGGTAAAATCTGAAATATGGTATTCTGTTTCCCGCCACTAGCCTGCCCTTTTTCCGGCAAGGCCCTTGAATACACAGCACCACCCGTGTATTCTGTCCCTGCGTTTCACACCGCCACTATACGCCGCCACCACGGCAAAAGCAAGGCCGCGCCAGAAAAGCGCGGCTTTGTTCATCTCATAGCCTTAGCCTGCGTCGCCCTGACATGCGCTCTATACGCCGCCCAGTCCGCAAACCCATGCAGCCGCGCGGCGTGGTTCTCGGCAGTCTCGCGGCGGCATTTCTCGCCTTCCTCGATGATTGCCGCGCGTTCCTCCACGGCGTCTGTCAGTTCCCAGAGTTCCACTTTTTCACCCCATGCATGATAGCCGTGTGGTCGCGGCCCATTGATCGGCCAATGTCCGCGTAGGAAACGCCAGCGCCCTTGGCTATGCCGAAGCACTCATGCCGCGCTCTTACGATATGCGCCTGACGGTTTCTGCCCAATATTTCCGCCTGCGTTATCCCGTGGGTTTCCGCCACATCGTCAACTATAGACATGACGGTTAGGTGCGTCTCTGCGTCTGGCAGGCGCTGCGAGGGCTTGGGAAGCAACCGCCGTAGTTCCGCAGTCAGGTCTAGCACGCGCGCTTCCAGTCGCTCCACACGCCGCCGCAGCGCGTGGGTTTCGTCGGTGATTATGCGTGTCATGTGATCTGCCCCGCAAGGTGCATACCGCGCGCACCGATCACGGCTAGCGCTGCCTCTGCGGTCTCGACCTTAGCGACGGACCCTTTCCACCCGTGATGCCAGACAGCCTGCGCGGGGTTCAACTTGCGCGCCGATGGTGCAGCCTGCCAGTCCTTCACCTCGATCACGTAGTTCATTCCGCGATAGCCCACCAGCAGATCAGGGCACCCATCACCAACCGTATGTAGCGGCTGTACGGTTGCACCAGCCGCGCGAAGGGCGTGGACGATTTCGGGCTGATTGCGGTCAACTTTGGCGGCGCGTCTCATTTCTGCACCGCCTTGGCCGCTGCGAGGGCGGCGCGGGCTACGTCTTTGATCCGTGCATAGTTTGCCTGCCACGCGGCATCGCCAAGATTGCCCTCTGCTATGTTCCGCAGCGCCTCCACCAGCCGCGCAATCACGGCGTCACGGGGGTCTGGCTGCGGTTCGAGGACGGCGAGGATGCGGGCTTCGTAGTCGGCCTGCGCTGCGGCTTGGGCCTCAATAAAGCCGCCAACACGGGCAACCGACCTTGCATGAATTGTTCCAAACTGCCCCTCGTTGGTAGCAAACTCAGCAAGCACGGCCCCTGCACTACTGTCTTCATCGGTAAACACTTGGTAAAATCCAGTTGCTCCGTATGCTTGATATGTCTCAGGGCCGTATACCGTTTGCACATTCTCCCACACCAGTGGCTTGACCCTCACCTGCGCGGGGACGGCGGCAAGGTCGGCGCGGATGTATTCTGTTCCGGCATGAATGGCTAATTTTTGGCCCGTCGCCGCGCCACTGACGTCATCAACCCCATAACTTGTAATTCTGATACGATCCGGTGCAGTCATTTTTTTACTCCCTCAGAAAAGATCACCCTGACCGCTTGGCGCGCTTGGCTTTCCAGATCGCCGCGGCGCGGGTTGAATTTGTTTGTCACCGCGATCTGCGCCCTTAGTCTTTGCAGCCGTTGGAACGCCTGTTGCTGCGTCTCGCCGCGCAACTGCATCCGCCTCATGTGAAGTGCAGAACCACAAGCGACCGCGCTTGTCTTGGTCGAGTTTGGTGTAGAGACCGGGAAGTCGGATTGCCAGAGGCGTTTCCACGCCGCAACGATAGCATTTGCCCACATCACAAGCCCCTCTTGTGCGCCCACGCAACGCCATCATTGAAGGCGCGGGTTGTGATCGCCTCCAACTCCTCCTGCGTCTGTGGCAGCTTCACTCCGTCCAGCCATGCGGCCAACTTATCCAGCGTTTTGCGCGATGGTGTCACAAGCCCGTTGTTGATATTGTAGATCGCCCGCACGGCAACGCCTGACGCATCAGCAACCGCCGTTGGCGACATTCCGGCAATCGCCGCCTTGATTTCATCGACTGTCATTTTGCACTTTCCTTGCTATTTGCCCTTGCACAATGCCGCACGTTTGGTATGGTGTCAAGACCAAGCAAGGAGCAAAACCAATGACTGAGACTAACGATACAGGTGCAGAACTGCGCCAACTTATCGAGATGGCAGAACAGCTTGCCTCCGAAAAGCGCGATATTGCAGAGCAGGAAAAAGACCTGTTTGCCGTCGCGCGCGGACGCGGCTTTGACGTGAAGGTGATGCGGAAAGTGATCCGCGACCGCAAGATCGCCCGCGACGCGCTGGCCGAGTTCGAGGCTATCGAGGATATGTATCGAAACGCGCTGGGCATGGTGTGATCATGGCGCGTTCGGAGTTCAAGCGCATGATCCAAGAGCGGCGCAACTTTCCCGCAGGTTCGCCGGATCATGAATATCGCACCCGCGCGGCCTGCACGTTGCTGCGGCTCATTCGCGGCGTTCCGATGGGGGGCATTGTATGACCGACAAACCGACAGGACTTGCTTTGCTGCGTGAGCCCTTCGCGCAAAGCCAAATCTCAAAACTTCCGAAGCCGACAAAGGCGCAAACTGACGCGCTGAAATCGGACTTCAAAACGGGAATGCGCTGCAAGGAGTGCGGCCAGTGGCACCATCGAGACGTGGTTCACCTGGATTACGTCGGACACGCCGCGCTGACGCATCGCCTGCTTGATTGTGATATTGCGTGGAATTGGTCGCCAATGTCGCATGCGCCGGACGGAACTCCTGCTCTAGATAAAAATGGAGGGATGTGGATATCCTTGACCGTGTGCGGGGTAACGCGACTTGGGTATGGCCACGCTGATGGGAAGTCAGGCGGGGATGCGATCAAGGAAGTGATCGGGGACGCATTACGGAATGCGGCAATGCGGTTCGGGGCAGCGCTTGACCTGTGGCACAAGGGAGATCTTCACGCCGAAGATGATATGGACCAGAAGCGAGACGCTATCGACGGAACGCATGAGGTGGCCGTGGGGTCGGCTTGCGTCATGCTGTCCAGCGCAGACAGCCTTGACGATCTGGCAGGCGTGTGGCGCACGCTGGCAAAACCCGTGCAGGCCGACACTCGCGTGATTGCCGAGAAAGACAAGCGCAAGGCCGAACTGCAACCGAAATAGAACGCCGATCTTGGCGGCGACCAACTTCCGTATTGAGGGGAAATGACATGCAAGTGACCAAACTTCACAACAACCCGCCAAACCCGATTGACGAGGCGCTAGCCCCGTTTGGCGACACCATTACCGAGGCCGAAGGATGGCTGGACGGCAAGCCCGTCGAAACCGAAGGCCAGATGAAAGCGGTTGACGCGCTGACCAAAGAAATCAAGGCGGCGAAAAAGGCCATCGAGGCGGCTGAGGAAAGCGCGGCGAAGCCGATCTATGATCAGTGGAAAGCGGAAAAGGCCAAGTTTGCGCCGACTATCACAGACCTTGACCGCATCGTGAAAGGTCTTGTCGCGGCTGTTGACACGTTCAAGCGCAAGCTGGCAGCGGAAAAGGAAGCCGCGCGCAAGAAAGCCGAGGCCGAGGCGTGGGAAGCCACCCGCAAGGCACAGGAAGCCGCGCGCATGGCCAATGCCAGCAACATCGAGGCACAGCGCCAAGCCGCAGCCGCACAGGCTCAGGCTGAGGCTGCACAGAAGGCCGCTATGGCCGCGAAGAACGACACCGTGAAGGGTATGCGCACCGTCACGCGGTATCAGATTGAGGATCACCGCGCGGCGCTGCACTGGATTTCCGCATATGATCGGGATGCTATGACCGCGTTTATCGAGGAATACACGCGGCGAAATCACAAAGACAAGCAAATCACAGGCGTGAAAGTCTGGCAGGAAAAGGAAGCATACTGATGGGGATTAAGTATTTGCAATGTGACGCCGAAGGATGCGGCCACATTGAAAGCATTGACAGCCTCACGCGCGATATGATCGGAAAGCCCTGCCCGTTGTGTGGCGCTGACATGCTCACCGAGGATGACTATCAGGCTGGGCTGAAAATTGATGGCATGATGGACCTGATGGTCGCGCTTGGGCTTGCCACATCACAAGAGAACGCGACGAAAGATCACGTGAAGTTGGAGATTAACCCGCGCGGCGGCGAACTGAACTTGAAAATCAAAAAGGTGGAATGATGCAAATTCTGACAATCGCAGGCACAGTCGGCAAGGATGCCGTTCTGCGAAACACCCAAGGCGGCGAGGCCGTGCTGAATTTCTCGCTGGCAGTGGAC